GGTGCAGATGGAAAATGAAGCGAGTACATTTGTCTCGGTGCTTCTGCACTCAGGCACAAACGCGCATCTGCTGCATTGGACCACCAGCAGCTTCGCTGCGCACCAGGCGCTAGGTGAGTACTATCAGGCTATCCCAGAGCTGGTTGACCAGTTGGCCGAGGCTTACATGGGGCGCTACGGGCAATTCACCGAATTTCCCGACGACTACTACCTTCCAACCGACGATCCAGTCGAATACATGGAAGGCATCAAGTATTTTGTGCAAGACTCACGGGAAATCATGCCCGACGACTCTGAGATCCAAAACCTGATTGATGAGATTGCACAACTCATTGATTCGACTCTTTTCAAACTACGCTTTCTTAAATAGGCTCCAAAATGATGAAATCTAAAGACTCAGCAACGAAGCAGCCAGCCGGTTACGGCTTTGGCTCAAGCGCTAAGGTTCCTGCTGGCGTTGCCAAGCAAGAAAAAACCGGCGAGCGCAAAGAGCGCATGGTCAACGGCGTTGGCATGGGCGAAGCTGACATGGCTGGTAAGGACAAGCAATTCAACACCGGGGTCACCGGTGGCACGTGTTACACCCATGACCGGAAAAGCTATCAGAAATGATTAGACCGTTACGTGACTTCATCACCGTGCAACCGGCGGTGCGCAAACTGTCAGACGTGATCCACGTCAACAACAAAGAACCTTTCAACGAGGGAACGATTGTTGCAATCGGTCCGCAGGTTCGGGAAGCAAAAGTTGGTGACTGGATCAAGTACGGCAATGGCGACTACCTGAGCTGGCCAACCCACAACAAGGATGGCCAGGACTATCAAATCATTTCAGAGGCGGACGTTTGCGCCGTCGTGGAATAAAGGAAAATCATGAGTAATTCAATCGCTACAGGCGTTGCTTACGCCGATCCAGAGTTCACCACGTGCTACGTCAGCCAAGAGTTTGGCTATACGCCAGCAGCGCAGGGCGCAGTGACCCAGCTCACCAGCAAATCAACCGCGGTCACGCTCAACAAGAGCATGGGACGCATCACGATGAACAACGCGTCGCTTGCGTCACAGACCAACGTGGTGTTCCGGCTTAACAACACCAGCATCAGCGACAACGATGTTGTGTTGGTTAGCATCTCTGGTGGAGTGACCACTCCTGGCTCTTATTGGCCCTACGTTGCAGACCAAGAGTCTGGTTACGCAACCATCGGTCTGTTCAACAACACCGGCGGCGCATTGACGGAAGCTGTTGTCATCAACTTTGTCGTTATCCACGGGGCGAGCTAAATGAGCATCCATGACGATCTAGAAATGCTGAAAGAGGCTGTTGCAGCGCTTGAGGATCAGATTGGTGAATCCTCAGAAGACATTCACACTCAGGCGTTTGAAGAAGGTTCAGACGCCGGCAAGAGCGAGCTGGCCGAGGAGATCGCGGTCATGATGGGTGCAATCGACAGCGAGGAATGCCCAGAGTGCCGCGATGTTCTTAAGCGCGTGCTGGAGCAGCACATTGCTCAGTTTCTGGCCATTGGCGAGCATACGTGTGAGCAGGACGATGATGAAGACGGTGAAGTCTCTTTTGTAATTTCATTCGCAGATAACTGAAATGCCACTTAAAAAATCAACGTCTGAGAAGGCGTTTAAAGAAAATATCAAAGCCGAGGTCAAAGCTGGCAAGCCGGTGAAACAAGCGGTGGCGATTGCTTATGCTGAGAAACGCGCAGCGGCGAAGAAAAAGTAATGGCTACAAAGCACGACAAGCCCATTCCCCGGACAACCACGGGGAAGGGCAAGACCTACAACCCGACCGAGAAGGGCGCCGGGATGACTGCGAAAGGTCGTGCTGAGTACAACGCTAAGAACAACGCCAATCTCAAGCCACCGGCGCCGAATCCGAAGACGGACGCAGACAAGGGTCGCAAGGCTAGTTTCTGCGCAAGAATGTCTGGCGTTGTGAAAAACGCTAAAGGTCCGGCAGAGCGTGCTAAGGCATCGCTCAAAAACTGGAATTGCTGATGCAGGTCGAACAGCGCAAGATTGAAGCGCTGATTCCATACGTAAACAATTCCCGGACGCACAGCGACGAACAAGTCGCTCAGATTGCTGCCAGCGTTCGAGAGTTTGGTTGGACAAACCCAATCCTGGTTGACGGGCAGAACGGCATCATTGCCGGTCACGGTCGTTTAGCGGCAGCTCGCAAGCTCGGGTTGACCGAGGTCCCGGTCATCGTGCTGGACCATTTGTCTGAGGCGCAAAAGAAAGCGCTGGTCATCGCCGACAACAAGCTCGCATCGAATGCCGGATGGGACGATGAGATGCTGCGGCTTGAGCTTGGCGATCTGCAAGAGATGGGTTTTGACGCCACGATTGCTGGTTTTACCACCGAGGAGCTGGACGCGCTTCTGAGCGTCACCGAAGGCACAGACGGGTTGACCGACGAGGATGACGTGCCAGAGGCTCCAGAAGAGCCTACAACGCGATTGGGCGACGTTTGGATACTAGGCAAGCACCGGCTGATGTGCGGCGATTCTACGTCGATTGATGATATGCAAAAGCTGACTGACAATCAGTTGGTTGATATGTGGCTGACCGATCCTCCGTACAACGTGGCTTACGAAGGCGGGACGGGATTGACAATTCAAAACGACGACATGGGCGACGATCAGTTTCGTCAATTCTTGCGCGATGCTTACGTCACCGCGGATACCGTCTTAAAGCCTGGCGCCGTTTTTTATATTTGGCACGCTGACTCAGAGGGTTACAACTTCCGCGGTGCGGCAAGGGACGCAGGCTGGAAGGTGCGTCAATGTTTAATCTGGAAAAAGTCAAGCCTTGTAATGGGGCGTCAGGACTACCATTGGAAACACGAGCCTTGTCTGTATGGATGGAAGGAAGGCGCAGGCCACCTTTGGGCGGCAGATCGTAAGCAGACAACAATTCTTGAATTTGACAAGCCATCGCGCAATGGAGAGCACCCAACAATGAAGCCAGTTGGGTTGTTTGAGTATCAAATGCTTAACAACACCAAAGGCGGCGACATTGTGCTGGACTCTTTTGGCGGCAGCGGAACAACCATGATTGCCGCGGAAAAGAATGGGCGTCGTAGTTATTTGATGGAGCTTGACCCGAAGTATTGCGATGTGATAGTAAAGCGCTGGCAGGAGTACACTGGCAAGGCAGCAACCCACGCAGAATCGGGAATTCCTTTCGATTCAATGACTAACACTTTGACGCAATAAAAATGCTACCGCACGAGCCAACCGATAAAACACGCGGCCAGGTCCAGCAGGCCAGCGGTCTCGGCTTGCCGCACGACCAGATTGCTGCGTTGATCGGCATCAGCGACGTGACGCTGCGCAAGTGGTATCCGACCGAGCTGGCGCTTGGGAAGGCGACTGCCTGCGCTAACATGGCCAAGACCCTATACAACAAGGCGTTGATGGGCGACACCACGGCGATGATCTGGTGGACCAAAGCACAAATGGGTTGGGGCGAGCGCAACACGACCGTGCTGAGCAATCCAGACGGATCGCCGGTTGAGGGCATCAAAGTTACCTTTGTCAAGCCAAGTGAATGAAATTGATTATGCCGTCTCAAACGCCGAGTTTCCTGAGAAGCTATCGGTTCTTTTTGACAAGCATCGGTATAAGGTAGCGTACGGTGGTCGAGGTGGCGGCAAGTCTTGGGCGATTGCTCGAGCGCTGCTAATCACTGGCGCATCAAAACCAACGCGCATTCTCTGCGCCCGGGAATTCCAGACGTCAATACGTGATTCTGTGCATAAGCTGTTATGCGATCAAATCGAATCATTGAGATTACATGGGTTTTATGAAATAACCCAGACGTCAATCAGAGCTAAAAACGGCTCTGAATTCTTTTTTGTTGGACTCAAAAACAACGTCTCAAACATCAAATCGTTTGAGGGCGTTGATATTTGTTGGGTCGAAGAAGCGCAATCCGTGTCCAGAATGTCGTGGAACGTGCTAATCCCAACGATTCGTAAACAAGATTCGGAGATCTGGATCAGCTTTAACCCGGAGCTTGAGACTGATGAGACGTTCCAACGCTTTGTGGTGCATCCTCCTGCTGACTGTGTGGTCACTAAGATCAACTGGAGCGATAACCCCTGGTTCCCCGAAACCCTGAGAGCTGAGAAGGATGCGCTTAAAGAGCGGGACATCGAGGCTTACAACACGGTCTGGGAGGGCATATGCCGGCAGACCGTGGACGGTGCTGTGTTTGCCAGGGAGATGCAGGATGCCGAGCTCCAGGGGCGCATTGGACGGGTTCCATTCGATCCTAGCAAGCCTGTTCACGCTGTGTTTGACCTGGGATGGTCTGATGCCACTGCAATTTGGTTCTTGCAGTTTGTCGGCATGGAAACGCGGCTGCTGCGTTACATGGAGGACAATCAAAAGACGATTAGCTATTACCTAGCGCAATTGCAGACGTTTGGATACCATTACGACACGTTGTGGCTTCCGCACGACGCTGAGAATAAGACGCTTGCCGCTGCTGGCAAATCTATTGAGGAGATTGTCAGAGCGGCGGGATACAAGACCCGAATTATTCCAAGGGTTCCAATTGCTGACTCTATCAATGCTGCGCGAACTGTTTTTAACAACTGCTGGTTCGACCGAGAAGCGTGCTCAGAAGGTCTTACCTGTCTGCGCCATTATCGCTACGAAGTCGACCCAGAGACGGGTGGATTCTCAAAATCACCACTTCACGACCATTATTCGCACGGCGCAGATGCGTTTTG